AACGATTACGAGCGTATTTACCAAGATTGTAAATAGCTTTACTTATCATATCCAAACCGATAGTGGCTCCACCACCGGCTACGGGAGTAGCGGCGTCGGCAGTTTCTGAAACAGGGAAGAAACCTTCAAAAATTAACCGTGGATCGTATTTGAACCAGTTCACGCTAGTCGCTGAATCTGGATCAGGAGCGTTCGCCAAGTGAGTAGGATCACCTGAAAGCATCGCAAACTCTTCAGCTTCCGCTATCGCGTCAGAGAAATCCGTGAGAATTTCTTTCATAACGCTGACGATAGAGTCTTCTTCAACTTCTTCGTCCATAATGGTGAAAGCCATTAGCTTCTTAGCTGTCCACGTGACACTACCAGTTGAATATTCACTCTTAGTGGCAGTAGTTCCGTCAGGAACATAATACGCACTGAGAACTCCATTCTTTTTAGGTTTGGTCTTCGTTCTGTTTTTCATCGTGAATGTTCTGAGCAAGCGTCTCATAACGTTTAACTCACGAACATACTTGATAACGTCGGCAACAATTGGATCTGGGAGATAATTCTCAACACTGCCAGTCCCAGCGACAGACAATGCTTTTCTGATTAGATCAATCCTTTTCATAATTCTATCCTCTTATTATATTTTGTATTAACTGTCCTGCGACACTTGACACACTTTGGCTTAACCTTACACAGTACCCGCCATTTCGAAATAAAGATTCTTAGCTTTCTCTTGCTCAGAAGCATCCAACGCCGCGTAAGCCGCACTGTCGTCCATCACATGTGCGACGAATTTGATAGTGTCTTCATCAGTAGCGCTTTTCAACGCTTTTTTGATTGAACCACCATCATCATCATCTTCGTCTTCTTCATCAGCACCTTTACGTGATGTTTTACCTTTGAGAGCTTTCTTCACAGCTTCCGTTATCATACCTTCAATAACGGTTGCGTCAGCTGTTTTCTTTTCTTCGGCATCGAGAACTGCTTGAGCACTCTTAGCTTTCTCTGCGTCAACAGCCGCTATAACTGACTTAACAGTTTCAGCGACAAGTGTTGCCGTCGATTTTCTTTCTGCTTCTAGGGATTCTTTGAGAATTCCAGGAATACATTCTTTTACTGCATCAAGGACGTTCATATCGTCACCTCCATTAGGATTGTTACGTTCTTCACTTTGAATACTATCTTTCTTCTTAAAGAAGCTTTCGGCCGATTTGCCTATAACTTCAGTCACATTAGCTTCCTTATTCATAGGCAAACCGACGATAGAGACTTCCAACATTTCCATTTCAAGAATCTTATATTCCTGAACGAATCCTTCGTCATCTCTAACAACTTCTATTTTCTTAGGTATGAACCTTATTGAAAAAGAACTTAAAATACCTTCTTTGATTTTTGTCCAAATTGATTCAACGTCTGCGGCTTTTGAAATCTCAATTTCAGTCATCAAACCTTTATTTTCGATTGAAGTCGCAAGAACTTTTCCTATAGGTTGTTCAGTGTCATGATTGTAGAATACCGTATTCGTACCTTTTCTCATGAGATGGTCTTTCGCAGAAACCATAGCTTCTAAACTTACTGAATCTTCTACCCAATCTACATCAGGAGTCGTAGCGTAGCCTTTAACTATACGTGCGTCATTTTTTTCACCTTCAGCTTTTTTAACGACGTTAAATGATTTCACACCAGCGATATCAAAATGATTATCAACACCTACCTGTTCATTAAATTCTTTTATATCTTCAGCAATTGAAAGAATTGATTTTTTCAATTTCTTTTTCATATTAACTCCTTAACCTGTTAATTGTTTTAACTTATCTTTAAATTTATCAAGTGTGATATCTATGGTGTCTTCATTCTGTTTCAATCTTTCTATTAAGAATTTAAAACTATCACAAACAACATCTTCATCTAAATCTTTACTTACATAAACCGCTATATTGGCACATCTTTTCAACACTTTAAGAAGATCTTTGATATTTTTTGAATTATTATCACTATACTTAACACAAGCTGATATATGATCAACATATTTTATATACTTCTCATCTTCTTCGTCTTCTTCGTCATTTTTATTAGGTTTATTACTGTCTTCTTTATCAGAAGGTGAAACCAACTTTCCAGTTTCAGGATCTATTTGTCCACCTCCTGGCATGGTGGTTACAGGCGTATCCCCATGGAACAGGATTAAGTCCCCTTCTAGACCTAACTTCATTTATAGTAAGTATTCCGCTATTGATATCACTTCTGTCTATCTCAGCTTGCGTAACTATGTCAGCTAGGTCTATACCTTCAAACGCGAACTTCAGATCTTCAGCGTCGTATCCTTCCCATAGATATTCCAACGTGTAGTAATACGCTTCAAGTTCTAAGATAGGTCTTATGGCGTTATCTTTATATAATTCTATTTGCTCTTGACTATTTAATTTACCGGTTGTGCTAGTTACGCTACCCATGACTATAGGTTGCATTCCATACACTGAATAAATTTTCTCTTTAAGTTCTTTACCATATTCTGAGAATTCCATGTCCCTATTAGTCACAGCCATTCTAATCCATTCAATTGGAACGTTGACGGCTATCATTTTATGCGCGTTTCCAGAACCTTTGTGATTTTTGCTCCAGTGTTGTCTAAACTTTTCAAGTTCACGCTTATTCATGTCTTTAAGTGACAGAACTCCACTGGATTCAGCTCCATTTACAAAGAAATTAGTATTATACGCCGCTCTCAGTATATCACTGGCGACGGTGTTAGCCAGAGCGTCTAGCGGTTTTTCACCGTAGAGCATACCACTAACAGGTCTAAAGGTAGCATACAACACCTCGTCTTTATCATAATATACCACGTCGCCTGAATTTGGCGATTTTAACTTGTAAGTTTTTTTATCCTTGAGATTCCCATGTTTATCTGATGACACGGTTACGTTCGAAGCTTTTAAAGCGTAGACTTCTTCAAGCATCCTCGATCTCTTTTCCCTAACTAATTCTTGCGCACCAACTCCGGCAACTAGAAGATCCTTAACAAATTTTTTTCTTATATTCATAAAGGGTTCTTTATTGGGATTAGGTTTCATCAATGTCTTCTGAACTTTTTCTATGATGGCTTTGTGCTTTGGTTGCATCTCTTTAGATTGATCAACCATAACTATCTTAGGTTTTTGCTTTACAACATCCAACATGATATGATTAACCACACCGTTGACAATTTCATTATGCCGATACAATTTGTAAGCCGTGTCTGCGTCGAGTGTGATAAGTTCAGGTTGATAATAGCCAGAGTTCTGATATTCTTCTATAAATCCAGAACTAACTTTTCTACTACCAATATGTTCACCAATTATTTTTCTTTTCATTTTAGTCATCATCCTCTTCGAGAATTACAAAACCACTCATTGAACTTTCGTCATCACAATTTGTTATCACACACGCCACAGCATCCCAGATATCTTTTGAACCGACTCCACTACCAGTTTTCTTAGGGTGATCTACTTTCTTACCATTAACGTACTTCAAATACTTCGCTTCACGACTTAGTATTCTACAATACGGATATTCAACTCTATTTTCTGTAAATGCGAGCTTCGCGTTCACAGGTACTTCATCAGTCCTATCACAGGAAATTAAATCAGTATCTATACCAGCATCTTCCAGTTTTTGTTTTATATACACGCTGTTATATTGGTCAAAAGTCACCTTCACGATATTAAAACCTCTATCTTTCAATTGCAATATGAGCTTGTTATAGACCTTGTCATAACTTATCTCATTATTCACCATCATTTCTTTATCTTGCGGGTGTCTTGGATCAACCCATCCTATTACATCAAGATTCATTAAAGGTTTGTCAATGTACCTATCTTCTTCAGTTAAATCAGAATATTTTTCATACGCTGGATCTTTAAGCGCGGTCCCAAGTTCATTCATTGACATTTCAACTTTAATGTGATCTATGACGTGTCCCATTGAAAATCCTAATCTATCTTTATTCTTACTAAGGTCGAAATGTAGATAGTAATCTTTTTCTTCAGGTGTGAACCAATCTGAAAATTTACCATTACCTCTATATGGATTAGCTTTACATTCTTCATTATTGCGGCATCTATAATCGTCTGTATTCAATTTTCTATTCTGCCATAAATCACATTGTCTACACGTCTCGCACACATTCTCTTCAACAAAGTCAGGTTCTCCCCAAAAACTTTCTATAACTCCCATGGGCTGTGCGCCAAAGTCACGCATCGTTCTTCTATAATCTCTTATGAAGTCGTGCTTGAAATCTTCTTTAGTTAGTCTAGGATGTATATCCCATGTAGCCGCTTGAACAGAATAACCATCGTCTCTATCCATAAGCTCGTAGAACTTCTTCATAACAAAGTCGTCATCGTACCTTGGCGTGGTTATACCTATTATCTTATAATTGTCAGGGAACCTTGTTTGACAGCTACCGTATGCGCTCTGCCAACATTCTTCAGCTCTAGACTCTCCGTCTTCACTGTCACCAGTTAAGAAGAAAGCGAGCTCATCACCAACCCACTGAATGGTATTGTATCCCAACCAGCCGTAAGCTTGACTGTTAGCACTTAAAGCTGTGATGCTTTTATTAAATCTAACTTCTGAAGCGGTAGGCTCTTCGTATTTATTTCTAAACCAAGGGCAGTTTTCTAGCATACCTTTAAATTGTGCGAAGAATACCTTCTTAGCTTGCGTATCATTTCTAGCTGTGTTGACGAAGTATATTGGACTTCCAGGCGCTAACCCGTAATAACTTTGTGGATCAACTAGACAAAGTGCTTTGTAAATACCATAGAGATGAAGTATAGAGGAAACGTAGTCTTTCCCAGAATTACTCGATACACAACCACTCACGACATAATTACGTTCATTGTCATTATCGGTCTGTATCGTTATATCATAAACATTCTCATCTATTCCAGTGTCTGTTATTGATCTTATAGCCCAATACTTAATATCTCCTAGAACAATTTTATTTCTAATCTTTTTAGGTAGATTATTTATCCTATCTAGATTAATCTTCTTACCTGCACCTGTTAACACGCCTATTGTTTTATTGCTGTATCCCAATAAAATCATTTCATCTCTAATCTGTCTTGAATATTTAACAGGAAGGAAGTTGGTTTCAGCAGTAGTTATTTTAGACGCCGATATTAAACTTAACGACGCCATTTGATTAACACCCTTATATGAAAAAAGTTCCACATATTCAGCAAAAAACAGTTGAGATTTAGTATCTTGGAAAGTTACAGCGTATCCCCTATAATCTTTATATGTCTTTTTCTCTGTACGAATGTCTTTTGTGCCTGTTCTCAGCTTAGAGCTGACACCTATTTTATGTAATAGGTATTTTATATCATAGGCTAGTTTTTCACTTATAGTTGATATTTGAAAAAAGCCAGTACCTTTATTGTCTTTACAGTGCGTATATTCTCCATCTGTCATCCAATATCCAGTTAAAAATTCACCTATTAGACGTTTTGACGCTTTCTTGATGATATCTGGAACTGTTTTAGTTTCACTCCTTGAACCATGTAATCCTGAATCTATTATTAGCTTGCTGGCGTTTGGAGCATGACATGGTTGATATTTAACTTTTACTCTTTGCCCATTACCGTTGCAATTCAATCCGTATCCTGAGCTAAACCATATTCCCCATTTACCTCCCGGCATGGTGTCGCCATGCTTTTGTTTTATTTTAGGTTTGTATGTATCTGTAATTGTGGGTTCACATTCTTTATCAATAGTTCTCAGGCATCTTATGAAATCACTTTTGAGAAATCTATCTCCAGTTGTCAAAGTAAACCTTTCAGATAAAGTGTCTCCACTATTTTTAACACACATGCATCCGTCACCGACCATATATCCAAGTAATCTAGCTTCTTCAGCAGTACATACACTATCGTCACCGTCAACATCTATATTATCAGCGACGGTAACGCTGTCTCCAATCGATAGTTCGTCCAAACGTTTTTTACCATCTGGTGTGACAAGTTTTTGATTCATCGTCAATTTAAGTTTAGTACCATCTTCAACAATAACTTCATACAAACGTTTTTTACCAGAATTAAAAACAGCTCCACGTGAAGTTATAAAATTCATAGTCTCTTGATTGACATTTAACAGATCGACCAATTCGCCATTCAATGAATGTTCTTTGTAGAGGCATTCCATAGATTTCTGTGTACCGTCAGCTAATGTCACTAGAGAATCTTTAGACCAACATCCCTTACCGAGCAATAGAACAGCTTCACGCACTTTATCTTCGCACATGGCTATAGCTATTTCCATTATCTTAGGTCGACAACCTCTTTTACCATCAAACTTCTGGTTTAGATATTTTTTACTCTCTATAAATTCCTGCACGCCGACAGGCTCTTCTTCATAGATAGCTTCACCGGTTTTAGAAGTCATCGCAAGCCCTATGGCTAACTCTTCATATGGATTAATACCTGCCTTTGCCATAACTTAATTTCCTAGCAGTTGTTTGACGCCACTTATCTCGATCAGTTTGCACCAGCATTCAAATAAAGCATCGTCTGTTTCTTCAGAAAGTCTTCTAGCAATTTTTTTGAGATCCCTTTCTCCAATACCGTTTAGATCTTTCATGGTTGTTCCACCATGTTTGAATCCATTAACGATAATATCTTCTATTTTATTTGACGATTTCAGCATCTATCACCTCTCCAAAGCTAGGTATTTTATCTTTAGTCACCGTTCCAACACTCATAATGGCTTCTCTTAATTCACTCTTTATATTGTCATCTTTGATAACGGTGTTTATCGCATCAACTAAACCACGCACAAAAACTTTTAATCCTTCAGGAGTCAAATTATAATCTCCAGCGTTTTCCCATTTATGAAGTTTTTCCATCACTCCACTTATAGTCGTCACACATCTATTTATCCTATCTATAGCACTGCCATTGCTTAAAGTTTGTTCGTTAAGAGATTTATTAACTATTTCCCAATATTTTTCAGTTTCGCTTAAGTCATCATTATTTATAGTCTCTTCTATTTCCCTTAAAAAACTTTGTTTATCCCCTGATGCCGGTTCACATAATTTAGATATGTAATTATTTAGAATTACTCTTAATGACGCTAACTCAGGTTTTAAGTCTAGTATCTTAGGATCATTGAGATAAGCCGTCATAAGTGATCCAAGTTCAACATCGTAAGCATTTATATAAAGCTTTCTATTTTCGTCACCCAATGATGCTGGGACACCATCAGTTCCCTTTATAACATCTGCTCTCTTATTATGACATCTACAATATAGACTTCCAACTATAGCTGGCTTTTTACATCTAACTTTTGCTTCATCATACAGTTTATTTCCTTCATCATCTGTTTTAAATCTCATTCTAAAGCATCTTAAAGAATGTTGGTTTTCTTTATTTAACCTATGCTGTACAGGAACAATGACATTTAAAAAATTAACAAGATGTCCATATCTTTCGTACAACGTTTTTTTATTCATCTTTATCACGCTCCTTCTTATCTATAACTTCATCTAATACTCTTCTTAGTATTTCAGATTGGGACACTTCTACTCTATCTGATTCGTCCTTCAGATATTTCAAACCTCTTTCTGTAAAAGAATGTGTCTTATTTTCCATTTATACAACCTTTAATTTATTATTACTACACGGATACTATACCATCACTATATCTTTCGTACTGTATCGTACAACCTATGAAACGGTGTTCGTGTAGTAATGATAGTTGTTTTAGTATATTTATGAATAATTTGATGATATTTTATCTGAAATACCTAAAATTTGCCACGTATGGGGAGAGGTGGTGGGGTCCCCCCTTAAAGGGGGGAGCCCTCACCACTCTCTCTCCCCATACGGTTTTTCATATGGAACTTATTGAGAGTGTTCTAAGCACCCTCCTTATATATTACTAAAGTAATATATAAGAATTGTTCCTAAAATACGTGTTCCTCTTTCTTTACGTATTAACGTACAGGGTAGTCCCCCTTAAGGGGACTATACCCTGTACGTTTCTTTTTCTTACGCACGCGTGTGAGGAGATGGGAGATGGGAGATGGGAATAATAATTTTAACTAT